AATGTTGACTCTAATAGCTATAACCATATTAGATTTGACACTTACGGCGCCGAACGCATGCGCATTGACTCCAGCGGCAACCTGCTGGTGGGGAAGACTTCCGCTGATGATGGCGCAACCGCAGGAACCGAAATTCAATCTGACGCCCAAATCTACATCACCAGAAGCGGCGGTAATACCTTGTTTTTGAACAGGTTGAGTAATGACGGAGATATTGCGCGGTTCTTCAAAGACGGCACCACGGTGGGGTCGATTGGCACAAGGGTAGACACGTTATTTATACATTCTCCTGATGGTACAAATGGGTCTGGCTTAAAGTTAGGTGATGGACAAATTACTCCTTGTAATAGTGACGGAACTGGCTCTGATGATGATACAAATTTAGGCAGCGGAAGCGCACGCTTTGACAATATCTACGCCACCAACGGCACTATCCAGACCTCCGATGCTAACGAGAAGCAAGACATTGAGGAGCTAACTGAAGCTGAGCATCGCGTAGCCGTAGCTGCTAAGAGTCTACTGCGCAAGTTCCGCTGGATCAGCAGCGTTGAGGAGAAAGGCGACGACGCCCGCATTCACTTCGGCATCATTGCCCAAGACCTGCAAGCAGCCTTTGAAGCCGAAGGCTTAGACGCTGGGCGCTACGCCATGTTTATCCATTCAACGTGGACCGACGAAGAAACCGGCGAGGAGCGGAGCCGCATGGGTGTGCGTTACTCTGAGCTTCTAGCCTTCATCATTGCAGCACTTTAAGGAGTTTAACAATGACGACGTTTAACTGGACCGTAGCGCAGCTTGAGCGCGAGCTTTCCGATGGGGGCGTGATCGTGGCGCACTGGCGCTGCACGGCCTCTGACGGCGACTTTTCCGCATCCTCCTACGGCACCGCTGGCTTTACCCCTGACGCAAGCGCAGCAGGCTTTGTAGCCTACGACAGCCTTACGGAAGCTGATGTGCTTGGCTGGGTGTGGGCTGACGGCGTGGACCGTGACGCTACCGAAGCGGCGCTACAGGCCAAGATTGATGCTGACAAGAACCCCGTCACGGCTGCGGGAGTGCCTTGGTAATGGAAAACCTATTCGCTATCTTCGAAGCCCTACCTGCCTGGTTTGTGGCCCTCGACGGCTTGCTAATTGCAGCACTTGCCGTAGCGGCCCTTACGCCCACCGACAAGGACGACGCTGTTCTTGCGCGAGTTAAGAACCTTTTCGACAAGCTTCGCAGCCTGCTGGTTAAGAAATCTTAAAGTCTTATGGGCGGCCCTGACCAGCTAGAGTTGTTGCTGTCGCTGTGGCCTGTCTTCGCTGGTTTTATTAGCTTGGTCATAGTGTTAGCCAAAATGCACAGCGAGCTGGAAACCGTAAAGGAGAAAGTTCGCGTACTCTTTGACTTGTGGAACGGGAGGGATCGTTAATGTTACAGATGCTTATCGGTCCCGTCTCGTCCCTTCTTGACAAGTTCATTGAAGATAAAGATCAGAAAGCTGCGCTTGCGCATGAGATTGCTACAATGGCTGAAAGGCATGCGCAAGAGCGTGCTATGGCCCAAGCAGACGTTAACAAGCAAGAAGCGCAGCATCGTAACATTTGGGTAGCAGGCTGGAGGCCGTTTATTGGCTGGGTGTGTGGCGTTGCACTAGCGTGGCACTTTGTGCTAGCTCCTGTGGTGCTGTTTGTAGCCGCATGGGTTGATGTGCAACTACCAACACTCCCCGCTTTCGACATGGATAGCTTAATGACTGTATTGCTGGGCATGTTAGGACTGGGCGGCTTGCGTACGTTTGAGAAGCACAAAGGGCTGAGCCGATGAAAGCAAGTCAGGAAGGTGTAAACCTGATTAAGCACTTTGAAGGTTGCTATCTAGACGCATACCTTTGCCCTGCTGGGGTGTGGACTATTGGCTATGGGCACACTGCTAACGTAAAGGAGGGAGACAGCGTTGATCAAGAAGCGGCTGAAGCGTTTCTTATTGAGGATTTGGAAAGCTTTGAGCAAGCTGTTACGCGCTTGGTGGAAGTCCCTCTTACGCAGCAGCAGTTCGACGCTCTTGTATCCTGGACCTTCAACCTTGGCGCTGGCAATCTGGCAGAGTCAACGCTCCTCAGAAAACTAAACAACTATCAGTATGCAGAAGTACCAGAGCAGATGATGCGCTGGGTTAGGGCCGGTGGGCAAGTGTTGGACGGTTTGGTTAAACGCCGCGCCGCTGAAGCTGCACTGTTTCAAAACAAAGATTGGCGCGAGGCGTAACGAATGCAAGGACAGCTACAAGATAACGCACATAAGGTTGCAGACCAGCTAGCGGCTACGTCCGTACTTGGCGCCATTACCGCCAACCTTCCGCTTATCACTGAGTGGATGCAGATGATTGCCGCATTGATTGGTATTTGTTCCGGCTTGGCGGCGTTACGCTTCTACCTTAAGCGTACCTCCAATCTTGACAAGGAAGACTAATGGGTGGCTTTAACTTAAACATTCCTTTAAGTTTTAACGGCATTACTATTACGCCACAGCAGATTCAAAATGCTGTAGCTGCACAGAACGCACAGCCGGCGCAAACGCTTACGCAAGCTGTGGCCGCTATGCCTGCACAAGCGCCTGCTGCTCAGCCTACCACTGCGGTTCCTATTGGTGCTACTGGTTTAGCAGCTCAAGAGCTTACTGGCGACCCAGACATGGATCGTCAAATCCTTGCAGACCGCGACGCTCAAGGCGTTAGCATTGACGTAGGGGCCGGCAGCTTAACGCCTGAAGAGTACCAGCAAGCTACGGAAGAGCTTGCCGCATACCGCAACCTACCAGAAAACCGTGCATATCGTGACACGCGGCGCCCAGAGTTAGCGGCCCTTGCAAGTGGACTATTGGCTCTTGCTGTTCCTGCTGTTGCTCCGCAGCTTGCTGCAAGTACGGGTTTGGCATCAGCGCTTGGAAGCAGCGCGGCTGGTTCTGCGCTTACTGGAGCAGCGCTTGGCGGCGGCTTAGCGGCAGCGCAGGGACAAGACCCGCTTACTGGTGCCGTTACTGGAGCTTTAGGTGGCGGCGTTGCTGGTTCTGATGTGGGTCAGCTTTTTCCTGCGGCTAGTCAAGCAACGCAAACAGGTGTTACGGCTTTAGGTGCTGTAGGGCCTTCAGTAGTAGCTCAAGTGTTTAGCGACGCAGACTACCGTGCTGGCGGCGTAATCCCTGAGCAGCCGTTTGAAACGCAAGCGCCTATTGTTCCGCCTGCGCAGCAGCAAGGCGGCGGGGGCGGCGGAGCGCAAGCAGGAGGCGCACAGCAGCCAGCAGCGCCTACGCAACCGGAAGACATTACGCAAGACACCACGGCGCCTGATGGCTTTGAGCCAGTGCTGCCGCCAAGCTATGCAGACACTATTAACAGCGTTCTTGAGCAGCTTGATGTGTTCCGTCAAGAAGGACAAAGCAGCACGCAAGCAGTGCAAGATGCTGTAGATTCTGTTGCAAGCTCTATGGACATGACGCGTGAAGAGCTGCTGGGTGAGCTAGGCACTACGCAAGAGAACATCCTGGCTGACATTGCGGTGCGTGACGAAACGCTTCGTGGTGAAATGGAAGCAGGACAAGCCGTTGCGGCTGAAGAGCGTCAGGCTATTATAGACCAAGTAGCGGCTAACGAAGAAGCTGGTATGACTCGTGACGACGCGCTTCAAGAAGCCATTGACGCCGTTGCTGCGGCTAACAATACGACCCGTGAAGATCTTCTTGGAAAGCTAGGCGCTACGGAAGAAACGCTTGCAGGTCAGATTGAAACGCTAGGTGAAACGGCAGCTACGGAACGTCAAGCAATTATTGATGAAGTACGTGCTAACGAAGCGGCAGGCATGGAGCGCACTGATGCGCTGCAAGCAGCCATTGATGCCATTGCGGAAGCTAACAACACCACTCGCGAAGACTTGCTGACTGAAATGGGTACTTCTCAAGAAGCAATCCTTACGGAAGTTAACACGCAGCTTGAAGGCATTACGGGTTCTATTGAAGGCTTGCAAGGTGGCGTTACGCGCAATGAAGAGTTGATTGGTGCTGTTAACGACCGCCTTGATGAATACGTAGCAGAAGGTCAAACGCGAGCGGATGCGCTAGAGCAGGCCGTTGCGGACGTTGCGGCCCAAACCGATCAGTCATTTATGGACGTGCTTGGCTACCTTGGCGACCTGCAAGAAAGTGTTAACGTAGACGTTGAGAACGTACGCGTTGCTGGCGAAGAAGGCCGTCAAGCCATCCTAGACCAAGTGGTAGCTAACGAAGCTGCTGGCATGGAGCGTGACGCAGCGTTAGACGAAGCAATTGCAGGTGTGGCGGACAGCTTAGGCGTAGCCGTTGAAGACCTGCTTAGCCAGATGGGCACCAATCGTACGGAGCTTGAAGGCGCTGTTGGTACGTTAGAAGAGCGTGTTACAAACGTAGAGTCTAACGTATTGGAGCAGGTTGCTGCTAACGAAGCGGCTGGTATGGAGCGTGACGCAGCTTTAGAAACAGCAGTTAATAAAGTTGCTGAAGACCTTGGCGTAGCCGTTGAAGATATTCTTAGCGATTTAGGCACGACGCGTGAAGGCCTTGAAGGCGCTATTGGTACGCTAGAGCAGCAAGTAGTGGACGTACAGACTAACGTACTGGACCAAGTAGCAGCCAATGAGCAGGCCGGTATGGACCGTGACGCTGCGCTAGAGACTGCTGTTAACAAGGTATCGGAAGAACTTGGCGTAACCCGTGAAGAGCTGCTAGGAGAGCTTGGCGCTACGGAAGAAACGCTTAGCGGACGCATTGGCGAGTTGCAGTCTAGCGTTGAGCAGCAAGTAGCAGACGCCCAGGCCAGCGTGTTGGAGCAAGTAGCAGCCAACGAGCAAGCCGGCATGGCCCGCGATGAAGCCATTAACCAAGCCGTTGAGCAAGTAGCTGGCAACTTGGGCACGACGCGTCAAGAGCTGCTGGATCAGCTTGGCACGTCAGAGGCTAGCATCTTGGAGCAAGTAGCGGCTGGCGCTGCGGCTGGGCAAGCACGTGACCAAGCCATTGGCGAAGCGCTGGGCCAAATGGGCACGGAGCTGGGCACTGGGCTTATGTCGCTGCAAGCGCAAGCGAGAGCGTACAAGCCTAAATGGACCGAGCTGTTTCAATACACGACGCTAACGCCTTACCAAAAGAAAGCAATGGCGCCTTTTGTTGATTATATTGCCAAAGGCCGAGGAATGTTATCATGACGTATTTGGAAGCTGTGAATCAAGTGCTGCAGCGGTTACGTGAAGACACCGTAACGGACGTAACGGGTCTTGATGATCCCGTAGCGGACATGGTTGTAGCGTTAGTGAACGACGCTAAGCAGCTTGTCGAAGATGCACACACGTGGAATGCGCTGCGCTACGAGTGGAGCGTAACGACTGCTGCAGACGACAATCTGTATAGCTTGACAAATGCCGGAAATTATGGTAAGATAGAGGCTATCATTAAGGATGACGGAGTGGAGCTTAAGCAAGAACAGCTTCAGAATATCCGCAAGCGACAAGCCGCATCGCCAGCAAACAATAAGCCGAAGTACTATGCTGTCAACGGCGTTGATGCCAGTGGCGACATCCAACTACAGCTATTCCCGAAACCTGATGACGTATACAACTATACCGTGTACGGCTTCAAGCGTCAAGCAGAACTAAGCGCTAAGGATGATGTGTTGCTTGTACCCGGTAAGCCCGTTGTGTACGCAGCGCTAGCTATGGCAGCACGCGAGCGTGGCGAAGTGGGCGGTCAAACGGCAGCAGAGCTGTTCGCGCTAGCCGGTACGTACCTTAGCGACGCTATTGCATGGGACTCTGCTCTTAACGACTACGATAATGTTTGGATGACTGTGTAATGGCGCAGCAACAACAGAACATTACGGTTAGCGCTCCGGGGTTTCAAGGGCTGAATACGGAAGACTCTCCGCTTCAGCAAGACCCCGGCTTTGCGGTTGTGGCCGACAATGCTGTTGTGGATAAGTTTGGTCGTATTGGTTCGCGCAAGCCCTGGACGGAGTTTACCACTGCGGTTAACGTAACGTATAGCGCAGCGGCTGGCGTAGCGGACACGCAGATTAAGACGCACCGCTTAGGCAACGGCGACATCAATGGTGTTACGTACGTGCTGGCTACGGTTGGTGTGTATCAGTATAACGCTTCTGGCTCTTTGCTGCAAGACGACTACTTTATCTGCAAGCTTACCACCAGCTCTGGTCCTGTATACGAGCTGGACGAAATTAGCTACCCGACGCTGATTAACGACAGCGCTTTGGCTGATGCTAAGATTGTTAGCTTTAATGACAAAATGTACGTGTTCAGCGCCGGCAACGAATGCCTTGAGTATGACGGCAGCACGCTTGTTAAGCTGTTTACTGGTACTAACGACGTAGACTACATTAAGCCACAGGACGACAGCGGCACCATTGCGGCAGCCATTAACGGTGACGTAGCTGCAGCCGCTTACGGGCGTTTGTGGGTTAGTGGTGTAAACGGCGATTACCAAACGATTTACTACAGCGACCTACTCATTGCCACGCAGTGGTACGATGGGCGCGCTGTGCCTGCCGATGCGCAGAACACTGGCGGTATCCTTAACGTCAATGAATACTGGCCCCGTGGTACTGACCGTATTGTAGGCATTGTGGCACATAACAACGCCCTGTTCATCATGGGGCGTCAGTCTATATTGGTGTACAATAACGCTGCTAGCGGCGATCCTGCGGGCACTGACGGCATTGTGCTAGCCGACACCATTAGCGGTATTGGCTGTGTGAACCGCGACGCCATCGCTAACATTGGCTCTGACGTACTGTTTGTAGACGACTCTGGTGTGCGCTCTATTGGCCGTACCATTCAAGAGAAGTCTGCACCGCTAAACGACCTAACTTCTAACGTACGCCGTGACATCACGGACATCATTGCGCTTACGGCTGACAAGACCACCATTTCGCTGTCGTACTGGCCTGATGAAAACCTAACGGTTGTTAACTTCAGTAACGACTTGCAAGCCTTTGCGATTGAAATGCGAGCGCCTAGCGTAACGGGTGGCAACAAGGTAACGCGCTGGACTAACACGGTCTGGGAGCGCGCCATGTACTACGAGATTGACGGCGAAGCCCGCGTGTTGCTAGCAAGCAGCGCAAGCGACTACGGCTGTTTGCTATACGAAGACGGCTTGAATTACAACAACCAGCCGTTTGAGTTTAAGTATGAGTCTAATTCGTTTACGTTTGGTCAGCCCG